AATAAAAAGATACTTTTAGTTGTTCCAACCACATCTCTAGTTGAACAGATGTTCAAAGATTTTCAGGACTATGGGTGGGACGCAGAAAATTATTGTCATCGAATCTATGCAGGTAAAGAAAAGACAAATGAAAATCCTGTTACGATTACAACTTGGCAATCAATCTACAAATTAAAAAGACCATTCTTCAAAGATTTTGAAGTTGTAATTGGTGATGAAGCACATCTATTTAAATCTAAATCACTCATAAGTATTATGACAAAGATGGATGCTGCTAAGTATAGATTTGGATTTACTGGAACTTTAGATGGCACACAGACTCATAAATGGGTATTAGAAGGATTATTTGGGCCTTCTTATAAAGTAACACAGACAAGAGAACTTATTGATAAAGGACACTTATCTAAATTACAAATACATATATTAATTCTGAAGCATAAACCACAAAAGTTTGAAATATATGAAGAAGAACTACAACATATAATCACACACCAAAAGAGAAATAATTTTATCAAGAATCTAGTGCTTGACTTGAAAGGTAATACTCTTGTTTTATTCAGTCGAGTTGAGACACACGGTCAACCACTTTACGAACTCATAAATAATTCCATACAGAATGACCGCAAGGTATTTTATGTGCACGGTGGTGTTGATGCCGAAGAAAGAGAACGGATCAGAGAAATCACTGAGACCGAAAAAAACGCAATCATAGTAGCATCTTATGGAACTTTCTCCACAGGAATTAACATTAAAAATCTTCACAATGTCATTTTTGCTTCTCCCTCTAAGTCAAGAATACGAAATCTTCAGTCGATTGGACGGGTTTTAAGAAAAGGAGACAGCAAGACTCAGGCAGTCCTCTATGACATTGCGGACGATATTACGCATTTGTCAAGAAGAAATTACACACTCAATCATCTTATCGAAAGAATTAAAATTTACAACGAAGAAAAATTTAATTACGAAATTGTTCAAATTGACTTAGGAGAAAAATGACAGATAAAAAAAAGGAAGAGTCACAAGATTTTTTAGCCGTCATTAAATTAGTTTCTGGTGAAGAAATTATATCAACTGTAACTTCATGTGAAGAAGATGATAGAACCTTATTACTATTAGATAATCCAGTTATGTTTGAAAATGTAATGATTAGAAATAATGGAGTAGGAGCAATTAAAGTTATACCTTGGGTTCAAGCAGCCACTGATACAATTTTAATATTAGATATGGATAAAGTAATCACAATGTCTGAGGTATTTGATAAAGAAGTAATTCGTATTTACAATCGTTACATGACTGATAAAGATCGAGAAACGAATGAATCTATTATAAGTAAAGATATGGGATATTTATCTAGCGTAACTGAGGCGAGAATATTTTTAGAGAAACTATATAAAAGAAAGAATAATAGCTAATATGTCTCTTAACCCTTAACAGAGTTATTGTACATATATTTCGTTACTTTGTCAAGTCCCCTTGGCAATTTTTAATATTTTGTGTTATAATTAACATAACTAGTGGAGATCGTATGAAATGCCTAGAACTAGAAAAAGGTCGGAACATTACGTAAATAACAAAGAATTTTTAAATGCAATTGTCATTTATCGTAATCAATGTAAAAGAGCAGAGGAAGCTGGGGAAGACAGACCTCGTATCACAAACTATCTTGGAGAGTGTTTCTTGAAAATAGCAACACACCTGTCATATAAACCAAACTTTGTAAACTATATGTTTCGTGAGGATATGATTTGTGATGGTATTGAAAACTGTGTTCAGTATATCAAAAACTTTGATCCAGAGAAATCTTCAAACCCATTTGCTTATTTTACTCAAATCATACACTATGCATTTCTACGTCGTATTCAAAAAGAAAAGCGACAAATGGATATCCGTGCTAAAATTATAGAAAGATCTGGATTTGAAGAAGTTATGTCAGCTGATGGTAACTTCAATGCATCTGATTATAATACAATAAAAGAAAATATACAAGCAAAACAAAATTCATGAAGGTTGCAATTATTACAGATACACACTTTGGTGCTCGAAAAAGTAGTAAAGTTTTTCATGACTTTTTTCAAAAATTTTATGATGATATATTTTTTCCTACTCTAGAGGAGAAAGGTATCAAAACCTGCATTCATATGGGTGATGCATTTGATAATAGAAAGAATATTGATTTTTGGGCTTTAAACTGGGCAAAGAAAAATGTATATGATCGATTCCAAAAAATGGGAATCAAAGTATATCAACTAGTTGGAAATCATGACGTATACTATAAAAATACAAATGAGATTAATGCAGTTGAATCTTTATTGGAAGACTATGATAATATAGTTTCAATTTCTTCTCCAGACACTTATAAGATTGGTAAATCAAATTTCTTTATGATACCTTGGATATGTGCTGATAACTATGATGAAACTAAAAGTAAAATTAGTCAAACAAAATCTAAAGTTGCTTTCGGTCATCTAGAAGTAAACGGATTCCAAGCTCATCGAGGATTTGTGATGGAACATGGAATGGATAAGACATTCTTTGATAAATTTGAAACTGTGTTTTCTGGTCACTATCATACTCGTTCAAATGATGGTAAATTTTTCTATCTAGGTAATCCATATGAAATGTATTGGAATGATGTAAATGATAGAAGAGGGTTTCATATCTTTGATACAGAGACTTATGATTTTGAATTTATTGAAAATACATATACGATCTTTAAAAAAATATATTATAATGATACAAATCCTACTTTGTTCAATGCAACTGAATTTAAAGATAAATTTGTAAAAGTCATTGTTCGTAAAAAAACAAATCAGTTACAGTTTGAAAAGTTTCTTGATAAGATAATTAAAACTGGAGCGATTGATGTTAAAATTGTTGAAAATTTTGGTGTTGATGATGAAGAAGTGGATTTCTCAAAAGATGAGGGTGAAGATACACTGACAATTTTGAATAAATATATTGAAGACTCAGATTTTGAATTAAGTAAAGAGATTGTAAAAAATTTAATGAAGGAAGTCTATCAACAAGCTTGCGAACTAGACTAATGTTTATTTTAACCATATCGGGACAAGAAGGAGAAGGGGCATACGCTGTTACTGACCCAGATGGAGAAAAAGCAATGTATCTTTTTCAAGATCAGGATGATGCTGAAAGATATGCTGGTCTACTCGAAGCAGAGGACTATCCAGAAATGAATGTAATAGAAATTGAAGAAGATGTTGCAATTAAGACCTGTTACAGGTATAATTATAGATATGTCATTATTAAACCAGATGATTTTGTTATTCCACCAATAGATTATGATAATATTCAAACAGATAAGATGGCGTAATTTCCTATCCACAGGAAACCATTTTACTGAAATTGATTTTCAAAAAGCACAAACTAACTTAATAGTAGGAACAAATGGAACAGGTAAAAGCACTGTTCTAGATGCTCTTACTTTTTCTCTGTTTAATAAACCATTTCGTAAAATTACTAAATCTCAGTTAGTTAATGCTGCAAATGAAAAGGATTGTGTGGTAGAGATTGAATTTTCAACACCAAACTTTGATTGGAAAATTGTGCGTGGAATTAAACCAAATATATTTGAGATATGGAAAGATGATGAACTTCTGGATCAAAATTCTGCAATGAATGATCAGCAGAAGTGGCTAGAAGAAAATGTATTGAAGTTAAATTACAAGTCATTTACACAGATTGTAGTGCTAGGTAGTGCATCTTTTGTTCCTTTTATGCAATTGAACGCACCGAACCGCAGAGAGGTCATTGAGGACATCTTAGACATCAAGATATTTTCCGCAATGGGATTACTATTGAGAGAAAGAGTTAGGTCTACGAATGAAAGAATACGAGAACTTACAATTAAAAAAGACTTAACTGAAGAAAAAATAGATATGCAGAAGTCATTTATTAGTGACTTAGAAGAAACTGGTCGAAAAGATATTGATAAGAAGAAGCAAAATCCCTACATGTACCCAAAATATAGAAGAATCGTTTCGGTTAAATAAAATTAACGAGGCAGAATCGAAGGCAAAAGAACTCAAAAAGGGTTACGAAGAACTGGAGTCTGCCATCAAACTCGAAGAAGAACGAGAGCAAACTTTTAAAAAACTATCCTCGGAGGCCACGAAACTCACGCATGAAATTTCTAAAACCAATACAAGGATTTCTGGACTTGAAAATCAATCTAGAGACCTCGAACAAGAAATTCAAACAATTACCGAACAACTTAAAAATAGAACTGCTGAGAAACATGCGTTAGAAACTCTACTATCACAACTCGAAGACCTCCAAAAAGAACAATCTGAATTCAAAGAAAAGAATGCATATCATGACTTTGCACATTCTTTGATGAAAGATGGTGGAGTCAAGTCAAAAATTATTAAAAGATATCTCCCACTAATAAATCAACAGATCAATAAGTATCTGCAGTTGATGGATTTCTATATCAACTTTTCATTAGATGAAGAGTTTAAAGAAAGTATTAAGTCACCAGTTCACGAAGACTTTAGTTATGAGTCCTTTAGTGAAGGTGAAAAGATGCGTATCGACTTATCTCTTCTTTTTACTTGGAGAGATATTGCTAAGATGAAAAACTCTGTTAGCACTAACTTGTTGATACTTGATGAGATATTTGATAGTTCACTTGATGGCTTTGGAACTGATTACTTTACTAGAATTATTAAATATAATGTAACCGATGCAAATGTATTTGTCATATCACATAAGACAGATGAATTGGTTGACAAGTTTGATAGTATATTAAAATTTGATAAGATAAAAGGATTCAGTAAACTTACTACTTAGAACAATGAAAGTCCCTAATTGGCAGCATCATTCCAAGAAGGAACAGAAACGCCACCTCAAACCACAAGCACTACGTCAAGCAAGAAAACGACGTGGACAGTTATTAAAGTGTCTACTAAACCCTTCCAAGCGGAGGGTTTTGGAGTATCATAGGGGTATAAGATAAGAAAGTCCAATGAACGTCAACCACGAAATCAAATCACAACTCGCTAAATTACTTGCTACTGAAGACCTTATTGTTGAG